TGGTACAGTGTCATCATTTACAGTAAGAAAAGATTATATCTATGGCTATTTCAACAAGTTAGGAGAATTGATAAAAATTTACCAACCTAAAAATTTAGACAAAAAGTTTTTGAAAGTAAAGAATTATCTACAAGGTTGGGATCAGTTAGAGTATAAAGTTGACAATCTTATACTAGTTTCTAGTTTAAAAGATCTATTAAGTTTTAAATCTTTAGGGTTTTCAAATTTTGAAAGTTTAGCTCCTGATAGTGAAAACTCAATTATTCCTTTACATATAATAAGCAATCTTAAAACTAAATACAAAAGAATCTTTGTATTATTTGATAATGATACTGCTGGAAAAATTGCTTCAGAAAAATACAACACTTATTATGACACTATAACATTAGAGCTGGAGTTATCTAAAGATTTATCAGACTCAGTAAGAGACCATGGTCAATTAGCAGTAAGAAATGAACTTATTAAACAATTAAAAGAAATGAGCAACGTAAATCATCCTGAACATTACGGGGGAGAGACAAATCCTTATGAAGCCATAAAAGTTATTGAGGCTTGGGACTTAGGTTTTTGTCTTGGTAACGTAGTAAAATACATTTCCAGAGCTGGAAAAAAAGATCCTGATAAACATATACAAGATCTTGAAAAAGCTTTATGGTATTTACAAAGAGAAATTGACATACAAAAACAGAAAACATGATTAAAGCTTCAGATTATTTAAAAGATTTTATACTTGAACCAAATTTTGAAGAAATTGAAGAATTGATTAAAAAGGTTCAATATGACGCAATTACTGAAACAATAAGTACATGTGTTAAAAAAGGTAAAGGTTATTTACAGATTAATGGGGTACCTTCAGTATCTCAAGGTGCTTTACTTGATGTTGAAAATAAATTAAAAAAGGAAATTTATGAAAGTTAATCTAGAAAAACATATTTGGGAAGGATGGACAGCTGGTATGTTTATTAATGAACTAGAACCAGTTATGGACATGATAATGAATAAACAGTCTTGGCAAGCACCTTTTACTTCAAAAGAAGAAGTTAAGAAATGGTGTATGGACAATCAGTCTGGTTACAAAAAGTATATCCCGGATGTTGTAAACTATTTTGTAAAAAAATATAATATATGAAAGAATACATAGGAGTAGACATAGGTAAAAGCGGAGGCATAGCTATTTTAAATAATGGTCATGTTGTTTTACATAAAATGCCTACAATAGGTAATTCTATTGATATAAAAGAATTAGCTAAGTTAATTAACCATCTTAATTCTATAGTGGTTTTTGAAAAGTTAAATTCTATATATGGTACTACTAAACATACTGCATTTTCAATGGGTCATCAAGTAGGTATATTAGAAACTATTTGTACTTTAAATCAAATACCGTTTATAGAAGTTGCTGCAAAAACTTGGCAAAAAGAAATGTTCCAGGGTGTTTCCGAAGTAACAAGAAAAGATGGTAAAAGAGACACTAAAGCTATGGCTGAAATAGCTGCTATCAGACTCTTTCCTAATGTATCTTTTAGAACAACTTCAAGACAAACTACAAACCAAGATGGTGTAATAGATGCTTTATTAATTGCAGAATATGCTAAAAGAAAAAACCTATAAATTTTCCGAAAAGAGTTCGGCAAATATTAGCACTTAAATACTTAATTATTAGTTATTTACGTAAAAAAGTATTGCTTTTTACTATTAGAAACAAAATTCATAAATAAATGTCTTTAGTAAACACAAAACGCAAAAATTTAATTATTAGACCTAGCGGTAGATCAACTGATTTTTTAACTCCTACTATAATAATGGGTTGCGGTTTTCAATGCTCTTATTGTTTTTGTAAAAGATATAAAACAGAAGGTGTAGATGTAGCAACTAATATTAATGATATACTTACAGAAATTGATCATCATGTATGGTTTGCTGATGTAGAAAAACCTAATCAAACTCATCCTGAGTTTATAAGTTATGATTTAGGTTGTAATTCAGATATGGCTTTACATGCTAAACATTATGATTGGCGTAAAGTATTTGACTTTTTTAAGAATCATCCTAAAGCTATGGGATCCTTTGCTACTAAATATGTAAATGAAGATTTATTAACTTATAATCCGGAAGGTAAAATCAGAATAAGATTCAGTCTTATGCCTGAGAAATATGCTAATAAACTTGAACCTAACACAACTTCAATAGATCTTAGAATAAAAAATATAGATAGGTTTATTAAAGCAGGATATGATGTTCACATAAATTTTTCTCCCGTAATTGTAGAAAAAGATTGGCTTATAGAATATGGTGAGTTATTTAGAAAAGTTCAAGGTGGTGTGGAATACAAAGACAAAGTAAAAGCTGAAGTAATATTTCTTACTCATAATGAAGGAAAACATCAGTATAATTTGCATAACAGTTTATTTGGAGAAGAACTACTTTGGAAACCTGAAATTCAAGAAAATAAAACATCACAGTACGGTGGGAATAATATAAGGTATAAACATGATCTAAAATCTCAATACATAAAACAATGGGTTGAATTACATGATAGCATTATACCTTGGAATACAATTAGATACATATTTTAATAACAAAAATTTATGAGTTTACAAAATAGAGAAGAACTCTTAAGTAAAGCTTGTAAAGAATTAATGTTCCGGGAAATGTATTGGGGCTTCTTTATACTTATGATGAATAAAGTATGGAGAAAAGACTTACCAACAGCTGGAGTAAGTAAGAATGGAATAAACTTTCAACTTGCTATTAATGAAGAATTCTTTACAAATTTACCCAAACTTCATAGAGAAGGTTTAATTCAACATGAAGCAATGCATATAGCATATAATCACTTAACTCAATGGTTTAATTTTAAAGATAAGAAAATAGCTAACATAGCTATGGACTTAGTAATTAACCAAACTATTAGTGATGATTATTTGCCAGAAGGAGGAATGAAGCTTGAGCTTTTTCCTGAACTAAATTTAGAGCCTAATAAAAGTACTCATTATTACTATGAGAAACTTATGCAAGCTCAAGATCAAAAAGAACAAACAGGTTCTTCCGGATCTCAAGCATTAGATTCTTTATTAGATCAAATAGAAGGTAGTCAACCAGGTAATGGTGATCCTCAATTACCTGATCATAGTACTTGGGGAGAGTTTGAAGGATTATCTGAATCTGAAGAAAGAGTAATGAAAGCTCAGTTAGACAGAGTATTAGAACAAGCTGCTGAGATGACTGAAAAGAAAAGAGGTACTGTGCCTGGAAATATTAAAGATTATCTTATAGCTCTTAAACAAATAGAACCACCTAAATTTGATTGGAAAGGTTATCTAAGATTATTTATAGGTACTTCTGCTAAGGTCTATATAAAGAAATCTAGAAGAAAAGAAAACATTAAGTTTCCAGATGCTGCAGGTATTAAAATTAAAAGAAAACAAAATCTTTTATTAGGTATAGACGTTTCTGGTTCAGTATCTGACTCAGAATTACAAGAATTTATGAATGAAATATATCATATTTGGAAAACAGGTGTAGATGTAACTATTATCCAATGTGATACTCATATCAGAAGTATTGATGAATACAAAGGTACTTTTGAAATGAAGTTTCATGGTAGAGGAGGTACAGAATTTGACCCCGTGCTGGAGTACTTTAATGAGAATAGAAATAAGTACAACAGTTTAATCTATTTTACTGACGGAGAATGTTGGACTGAAGTAAAACCAAGAAACCCTGTATTATGGGTACTATCAGAAAGATCAAAAATTAATAACGACCTTCCAGGAAAGGTTATCAGACTAGAGTTATGAAACAAATTGAATTAAACGCTAAAGAATTAAAAGGTATATTAACACACTTGATTAAAAATAATCAAGTTATCCAGATGGAAAACAAGAACCCTATTGCTATTAATGTGGAAGGTGAGTCCGGTATCGGCAAGACCTCAGCTATTATAGAATTAGCTAAAGAATTAGATATGCATTTTATTAAGCTAAATTTAGCTGAATTAGAAGAAGTTGGTGAGCTTTCAGGTTTCCCATTAAAAGAATATCAAGTTGTAAAAGGTGATGTAGAAAAGTGGGTTCCGGAAAACATGATATCTATGTACGTTAAATCTCAGTACACACCATCAGGTAAACACAGAATGTCCTATGCTAAACCAGAGTGGATTTCAGATGTAGATAAACCTGTAATATTGTTTTTGGATGACTTTAGTCGTGCTAATCCAATGTTTATGCAGGCTATTATGGAATTGTGTGACAGACAGCAATTTGTATCATGGGCTTTACCTAAAGGTAGTACTGTAATCTTAAGTTCAAACCCTGACAACGGTAATTACAATGTGACTACACTAGACACAGCCCAAAAAACAAGATTTATAAATATCAATATGAAATTTGATATTGATGTGTGGGCACAATGGGCAGAGAAAGATAAGCTAGATACTCGTGCAATCAACTTCTTGTTGTTCAATCCTGAATTGATAACTGAAAGATACAATGCTCGTGCATTTGTTACTTTCTTTAATGCTATTGCTACTGTAGAAGATTTTGAAAAGAATCTACCTATGATTCAAATGTTAGGTGAAGGAGCAATAGGTCCAGAAGCTAGTACATTGTTTACTGCATTTATCAATAATAAGTTAGATAAGATTGTTTCTCCAAAAGATCTGATTACACATACTAATGAATCTTATGTAATAGGTTTATTAAACGATAGTGTTAATGTAGCTGGTAATTTCAGAGCAGATATTAGCAGTGTAATTGCAACTCGTGTAATTAACTTCTGTAGTACATTAGCAGACAGCAATAAAGTAGATCAAGCAGTGATAAATAGATTAATTAAATTAACTACTGATTGTGATGGATTTAATGATGATCTTAAATACTACATCATTAAAGAACTAATTGGAAATCACAAAGTTAAATTTGCAAAGCTTTTGAATAATATTCAAGTAGCTAAAATGGCAATGAAATAATTATTAATGGGGGAGAAATCCCCCTTTATACTTTTAAATTATGATATTAACAAATGTAGCTTTTTTCCGTGGTGATTATTATAACAACAGTCTTGTATTACAGTATAATGATATTTTAAATGGAGATCTTGAAAAGTTAAATAAACTTTTTGTAGAATTTACTCCTGATAAAGATTCAGTAATCTTTGTAGATCCTGAAATAAATCTTCCAAGAACAAAACTTAGAGATTATATTAAAACAACAGATTGTAAATTAGTCAGTCATCTTGATAAATCAAATACATACATAACAAATATAGATGGGTTAAAATCTAAGTTTAATAGCTCTAGCTATAATGTTATGAAAATTGATACCTTACCAAAAGAACTTTTTGAGGACAGTTTGTTTGATGGTTTTTCTATAGAAGAGTATCCTTATAAATTTATTGTATTAGATAACTATCATGCTAAAAATTTTATAACAGAACACGTAGATGATAATTTTAGTCTTGATATTTGTGATTTAATTAATTATAAGATTGTTCATGTAATAAATGATTCTGAGCAGTATCACGAAATTACTGGTAAAAAATTAGTTCATAGTGATATTTTATTGGAAAAAGTAAATGCTGATGGTTTAGTAATTGATGAAGAAAATTATAAACAGTTAGCAGTTATGATAAATAGCGGTGAAAGTGCTAATACAATGTTAGCTATGGAATTAATGGCTAATTGTCAATACAAAAAAAGTGCTGCTTATTTATTATGTTTGTTTTATGAATACCGTTATTCTTTAGAAAATCAATCTACTAAAAAACATGTAAATTTTAAATCGTTACTTGACTATTGGAGTCTTTATCACAATAATATGGGGGTAAGTGTAGCACAATCTTTAAAATTATTAAAGCAAAAAAATATTCTTACAATAGATAATCTTGATATTATAGTGAAGCATATGATTCTTAAAGATGTAAGTATCCAATCTAATATGGGTTGTACAACTTATACACCCGCTTCATTTTATATTGAAGATTCTGGTTTAAATGAGTTGTGTAATGGTAAATACTTAATTAATATAAATGATGCTAAATACAATTGATATCTCATCACAAGAACTGATTAATTTTTACAATAGTAAATTTTATTTCAGTTATTCTTCATTAAACAAGTTATTATTTTCACCTAAAATGTTTTATAAGCATTATGTTTTACGTGAAAAAGAAGAGTCTTTAGACTCACACTTAGTAGAAGGCAGGTTGCTCCACTGCCTTTTACTAGAACCTCAAAAATTTGATGACTATTTTACTATTGTTCCGGGTAAAGTACCATCAGGTAATAACAAACAAATAGTACATGACATTTTTAACAAATACAATTCTGAAGAGCTATCTGGAAAAACTTTAAATGATTTTGAGGATGATATTATTCAAGTATTATTATCTATGAATTTACATCAAACTTTAAAAACCGATCAGCAAAGAATAGATAAAATATTAATTTCTGACAATATAGATTATTTTAACTTCCTAATTAATAAAGGGAATAGAACTGCTATTGATCAAGAAACTAAAACTAAAGTAGAAGAAACTTTACTAAGTATTAAATCTGAAAGAACTGTAATGAGTTTAATGAATACGGAACAAGCATTAAATGAATTAGAGTTAGCAATGGATTTAGAAAATTATAGTTTTGGTTTAAAAGGTATAGTAGATAACTTAAGTATTGATTTTGCAAGTCAAGTTATATTTATTAATGATCTTAAAACAACAGGAAAACCTATCCAAAAGTTTCCAGAAACTGTTGATTATTACAGATATGATTTACAAGCAGCTATCTACTTAAGATTAGTAAAACACTACCTTAAAAATAATTATCCTGAAAGTGCTAACTGGAAAATTGTATTTACCTTTAACGTTGTGGATAACTACAATCAAGTTTATCCATTTCAAGTTTCTGAAAATACTATGAATCAGTGGCAAGAAAATCTAAACGAAGTTCTGAAAATTGCTCAATACCATTATGATAATAAAGATTACAATTTACCCTACTCTTTAGCAACATATTCAGTAACCTTGTAAATTTATATCATGTTAACTGCGCTTTACACGAATTATTTTCAAAAGTCTAGATTGTTTTTATATCCGCTTCTAGACATAAAAAGAGGTGCTCCTGCCGTTCCCTTAAATACTTATATTGCATGGGAAGGTAAGCACAGCTCTGAGGATATTAGGTACATATGTACATATGAAAATAGAATTGATGCTCCATTTAAAAAGTTTGAGAATGATAAACTACTAAATCATAATAGATTAGTAGAAAAACATGAACTACCCAAACTAATGATTTATGTCTTTGATTTTAATGACATAAAACAAGACTGGGTATACTTTTTAGATGGGCAATACAGTAAAATATCTGATAAAAATAAGCGCAAAATTTTAAACTTTTTTGACAAATACACTAGTAATCATGTTTACATGGACAGTTACTTGTTTCCCGGTAAGTATTTTAAACTTTATGCTGAACTTTTAGGAGTAAAAGAAGAGCTTTTAAGAGACGTTGGAGAGTTATGTAATAAACCAGACATGGACAAAGAAACGTTAAATTTAACTATCCCCGAAAAAATTACCAATTTTAAATTAACTTTGTAAAAAAAACTTATGACAAAATCAATGTTGCTTACAAGCACCCAATGGAATGAACAGGAAACATTTAAAATGATTCCTATTAGTCAAGATGCTCCTTATGTAGAAGTAATTTATGACAAACAATCTAAAGTTATGGTAGTAATTTCAAAGCAAACAAAAACTGCTTTGCATATGCTTCCTAAATTAGATGAGAATGGTTATCCAACACAGATTAAATCTGGACCAAATGCCGGAAAACAAAAACAAGAAAGAAAACAACTAGAAGTATTTTATGAATTCTACATTGATAATCAAATAGATATGCAGAATATTATTGAACATTTAGCTGTAAACAGTGATTTTAATTGGAAACAGCATTTAGAAGAAAACGTATAGTATGAGAACTGATTGGGTACATGACTACGAAACATTAGTTAATTTGTTTGTGGGTGTATTCATTAATGCAAGATCAGAAGATACTGAAATATTTGCCATTCATACTTTAAGAGATGACCGTCAAGAACTTATAGATTTTCTTGAACAGAATCAATTAAAGAAAGAATGGCATATTTCATTTAATGGGTTAGGGTTTGACTCTCAAATTACTGAATTTATCTTAAAAAATAAACAAGACATACTTGATGCTACACCAGAACATGCAGCAAACTTAATTTACAAAAAAGCTCAAGATGTAATTGATAGAAGTAGTAAAAATGAGTTTCAAGAATTTTCTCCTAGAGATCTATCTATACAACAATTAGATGTATATAAACTGAACCATTGGGAAAATCCGAGCAAGAGAAGTTCGTTGAAATGGATAGAGTATACAACTGATTGGGATAACATTCAGGATATGCCCATACCTCACGGTAGACGCATTGAAACATTGAAAGAGATCAATGAGGTTATCCAGTACTGTATTAATGACGTAAGAGCCACTAAACACATCATGAAGCTCAGCAAAAAACAAATTTCATTAAGAAATAAGTTGAGTAAAGAATATAACATTGATTTATATTCTGCTTCTGAACCAAGGATAGCTAAAGAATTGTTTCTACATTATCTTAGTAAAGAAACTAAAATATCTAAGTATGAATTAAAACAATTAAGAACTCACAGGGATGAAATAAAGTTTCAAGATATAATTTTAGATTATGTAAAGTTTGAAACAGCAACATTTCAGAATCTTCAAAAGAAGTTTTCTCAAGTTGTTCTTAATCCTAGTGAAACTAAAAATGGTTTTAAATACACAGTTAGATATAAAGGGGTTACTACAGATTTTGGTTTAGGTGGTGTACATGGGGCAAATATTCCGGGTGTATATGAATCTAATAATGAAATGATTATTATTAGTAGTGACGTAGTTTCATATTACCCAAATCTAGCAATTAAAAACAAATGGTCTCCTGCTCATTTACCAAAAGAGGTTTTCTGTACACAGTATGAATGGTTCTTTAATGAAAGAAAAAAGATACCTAAATCAGACCCTAGAAACTATGTTTTTAAGATTATTCTTAATAGTTCATATGGTTTATCTAATGATGAGAATAGTTTCTTATATGATCCAGAATTCACAATGAGAATTACCGTAAATGGTCAGCTTTCTTTGATGATGTTGTATGAAATGATTATGGAAAGAATTCCCGGAGCAGTTCCTTTATTGCAAAATACTGATGGTTTAGAAACCATGATACCTAAAAAGTACATGGATCAGTATTATGAAATATGTGAGGAATGGGAAGAAATAACCCAACTATCACTAGAACATGACACATACAAAAAACTTATACTAAGAGATGTAAATAATTACATTGCTTTAACTACTTATAAAGAAGTAGATAAAGAAAAGTTTGATGTGGTTAAAGCAGAAAGTCCTCATTATAAGTTTTTAGAACACCAAGGTAAGTATTACTATGCAGCAACCAAATGTAAAGGTGCTTTTGAGTTTTTAGATTTAGCTTTACACAAGAATAAAAGCTATAAGATTATTCCGGAAACTATTTATAATTATTTTATACATGGTATAGATCCTGAGAAATATCTAAAATCAAGCAAGAATATATTTGATTTTTGTGCGGGTAAGAAAATTCTAGGTGATTGGAAGTTTTATGCAGAGTATCCTAATAAAAGAGAAGAACTTCAAAAAACTATTAGATACTATGTAAGTAATTCCGGAGCTAAACTGGTAAAAGAAAACTTTACTGATGGTAGAAGAACATTGCTAGAAGCAGGTCCTTGGTATCAAACTGTATATTTAAAACATACAGCTATACCTTTTAATAAGTATGATATTAATTATACATACTATCTTAAGAAGATTAATGATGAGATAAATAAACTATCTCCCAAAACAACACAATTAAATTTATTTTAATATGCCAGCAAAAATTGGAAACGTGTCTGCTGATTTTTTAACATCAGTAGCTTTGCCGCAACATGCGGCT